GACGCTAAACTAAAACCCCCGATTAAAAGTTTCCATCCTCTACTTTTATCCCTTGTGTAAAGCAAGATAGCGATAGGGATTAACATTACATACTGCCCGATTAAAAGACTTACTATTATCGCAAGAGGCAAAGAAAGAACATACATAAAAGGAATTATCAAAGCGAAGTAAGTCCCTAATCTCGGAGCATTACCTAAAAATGCTCCTGCAAGATAAGGTTGACTTTGTGGTATCTGGTCAAATATAGGGTCAAATCCTATCCTCTGGAATAAAAGGAATATTAAATTTATCGCCCCTGCTAATAAGATATACTTTGTCAAATCAGTTTTATCAAGATAGGTATAAGTAATATATATTCCTATGATTGATAAAAATAAATTCATAGTTACCGACATTACACAAGGGGCGAAGGTATGGATAAAGATATTGAAGATACAAAGCCCCATAAATCCGAATACAATTTTATTTACCCATACAGGCATTACTCTTTTTGGCGTATCAATTAGCGAAGCCATAAACAATATAATTATCCCTGTGCGGAAAAATATCAGGTCAAACATATCCATATTTATATCCGCACCTATGACGATAGGGGATAATAAAAGAAGTAACTTAAAAACTTTTGTTACTAAGTTAGTAGTCATAAACTACACTCCAAAGAACATCAGTATCGGTAGCCAAAACATAAATACCCTTTGTAAATGGAGCACCTTTCGTATCCATTTGGACTGTGCTTGTATTCGCAGATATAGCAATTTCAAATTCAGGGACTGCTGTTGCTGCGGCATATCCGTAAGCAAATGTGTTTGGAGTGGCTAAATCAAATACTGCGATATTATCCCCAGAGGTCGGAGCATACATATTTATTGATAAAACATTACAAGCTCCTAAATCATAAACAACCGTTGAACCTCTGCCATTTTTTATCACCTTTGCTTTATCGGATATTCTTAAAGCTCCATTGTTTATTCTTCCCTCACCTGTCCCATCAAAGTTGGTAAGGGTAACTGCTCCGGCAAAGGCAAAACTGAAAAACCCTAAAAACAAAACTGTTAAAACTAAAATCTTTTTCATAACCCCTCCTTAAAAGTTAATAAATTATTTATGTAGTAAATTGGATTTTGTGACTTATCTGGAGCGTATCTCCCGATACCACATTTAACGCCGCAAAAGTCTGGCTTGCTGGCATTGTCCCTGCCGACCCAGCATTAAATAATCCTTCTTCTGTCAGAGCAAATGAACCAGTGAAGGTGAATGTAGTAACGAATTGCGCCGTATCTCCTGCTGTGCCAGTTGTAACTATAGTCCCTGCCACATCAGCCCCACCACGCCTTTCTCCGCCTACTGTGGTACATTCACCGCCTAAAGCAGTTGCAGAAGGTGTTCCTGTTCCTATGGCGATATAATCTATGCCTGTTCCACCTGAATCAGCGCATAAAAGAGCCGCCATCATAGCTTTACCTACACCTGTGATAGTATTTTTAATATGCCTATGCTCTTTTAATCTACCTTGAAAGTCCCTTACGATTAAATCCAATTCGCCGTTCATCTTAGGTCTTTCAAGAAATCCGTTTCCTGTGCTACGAAACCAACCTCTTATTCTGTTAAACATTTCTCTCTCCTTTTGTCTGTGGTTAATCTGTTTTCCTTCAATTTCCCGTGTTTATCTTTTAATATTAAGTGGATTTCTCCAACATTTTTTTCAATTATTATTACTCCTTCCTTTGCTATTTCTTTTATCTTATCCATATTTCTTATTCCAAGTTGAATTAGTTTTTGTATCTTTCCCCCAAGTAGAAGTTGTCCGAGAAATTTTATTCCAAATCCCTGCGATATGTGTTTCACGAAGCCATTTAAGGAATTGGGAGAAGGTATCATTTGAGATTATAGTATCGGTAAATGTTCGGGTAAACCCTTTTGCGATGTTATCGGATGCTATTGCTATCTCCTCAAAGAATATAGATATATTCTTATTTGCTACCTCTAAGGCAATTATAGTTTCTGTCCATACCCTTGTAAATGCCCTTGTGATAGTATCGGATGACTTTATTATTTCAGCAAATACCTTTGTAGCCGCTTTAAGGATTGAATCATTTGATTTAAGGATTTCAGCAAAAGTCCTTGCAGGAGCTCTCTGAATAGTATCTGCCGAGATAAAAGTTTCGGTAAGGGTTTTGGTATAGTTCTGTGGAACCCAATCATCAATCTTAAATTCAAGTTCTGTTTGAAAACGCTGATTTAAGGTTACTCCAGAGATTTGAAGCAATCTATAATATCGATAACCATTCGTATTTGTGCAAGTAATGACAACAGGCGGAGGGTCATCGTAAAGAACAAATGAACTCCCTAAATCTGTCCAGTCGGAGTTATTTTGTGAACCTGATACTTTCCAAGTGCCATTATTATTAGCCCCATCCTGCCCAAACCAACTCATTTCATCTATTATTTTTGAAGCACTCACCCCAAAATCAAAAGTAATAAATCTGTTGGCTTCGTCAACAGTAAAGGCAAAAGCATAGGTGGCATTTGCCGTTTTATTACCATCTATTAAATTTACAACCGCCCCTGCTTCTGGAGTGATATTGGTAGTTACTGTTATTGAAGATGTGCGGTTTCCTGTGCCTCCCGCATTAGCGTAAGAGGTTGCCATCTATGCCTCGTCTATGTATCCACCTTGCTCGTTCATAATAAATTTACTTTCTAACTCATCAAGCCCTGCTTTAAACAGTGCGAATTTCTTATCGCCTTTTACGGTATCCTCAATATAATCACTGTAGTAAGTCGCTTTGATTCCGTCTTTTACAACCTCAATCATTGAGTTATCACCGAAGAAGGTTGAAGAAGCGGTAACCTCATCTACCGTTTTGTAATGTTCAACATAAATCACCAAGTCGGAATAGGTCTTGTCAAACTCAATGACATTTCCTACGATACGGTAATATATGGGTTTACCTGATGTTGAAGTATTGACTATTGAGCCGAAATCGCCCTCGGTTAATTTCTCAATATATTTCCTTGCTCCGTCGTTAAGATAGTAAAGAGATATTTCCCTTAAAAATCCTGTGGGAACGGTAAGGTAGTTTCCTGAAAGAGTAGCGTATGAGGTATCTATCAATAACCTGTCCCTTGAGAATAGAGGGAATCTACGGAGCGCGCCCTTAGCGAATATAAGCATATTGGCGGTTAGGGTAGTGTCGGAGGTATCACCGCCAACCTCTGTAATTACTTCTGTTATTAAATCTGACATTATCATAATTTACCTCTTTTTATGCTTAGGCTTTTTAATGGTAACTTTTTCTATCTTTATTTCAGGAGTGATATTAGCTGTCAAAGTTTTATCTTCAATTGAAAACGTAACAGTAGTTTCAACATATTTGACTAAACTACCGGCATACTTATCAGCGAACCTCTGCTCAATCTGGCAATCAAATTCTTTATTGACATCTACAATCTCATTAGGGGCAATAGTCCGTTGAGTGCAACCATACATTATTGTAATAGGTTTATCCGTTATGTTTTTTATCACGCCTAAAAATCCTTTCCCAATCATTAGGGTCTATTGTAACTGATACCCGCCCTCTTGATTGCCCGATTAAATAACTAGCCGCCTCTTTAGCGGACTGATAGACTTCCTTATCAGCCCATTCCTTGCGTTGTGCTTTAAATTCCCTTGCTTCCCTGACAAATTTCTTCCCTGCTCCTGCTTTCTCTATATTATCAAGCCGAGTATGTTGCTCGGGAGTCATTGGATTTATTTTGTTAGCCATTTAAGTATTAGTTTTTGAAACCATCCAGGTTTAATTTCTTCTTTAGGTATGATGACGGGTGTTTTGTCTATAAATTCAGGATTTCTTTTCTTAAACCAGGAACTTTTATTATTTAACTTTTCAGCATATCCCATTTAATAAAGGGGAAAGGGTTATTAGCCCTCTCCCCTCCGTTGTTGTTAATTACCTGTTTTTAATCTTAAACGACCTTGTGACTTGAACTTTTTGCCTATCATATTACAGTAATATTTTAGAGTTCCTTCCCATATCGTCCTGTTTGAAGCCGAACGCTTCAATATCCCGCCGTGTGCGTCTGCCTCTAACCATTTCCAGGGTTCTGACATCTCGGCAATAGTCAAAGCGTCAAAATCAACAAACTGAGCATAACCTTCCCAGGTGTCAAAATCGCATATGACAGGTGTTCCAGCCATAAAGTCTAAACCTTTCCAGCCACCGGTTAAGACTTCTTTGGTATCGGCTGATTTTTTGAGAGCCATCATAAGCGCACCAAAGCGTGAATATAATGTTTCACCCATCAGTATCGCTTTTGCCCCGCCATATCTCTGGCATTTCAGGAATATACTAACCATCTGTGCTTCGGTCAATGTCCCTGCGGTGTCATCAACATTAGCGCAAGCCCAAGCATTAGTTGAACGAGTGATATTATGGATTGTAGGAATATTATCGCCATCATCAATTATCCCTGCTAAACCCATAATCTCAACAGAAGAACCAGTTGTGCCTAAGATTGTAGTGCCTTGTTCTTTACAAACTACAAAATTCAAAACATGAGGATGCAATACACTGGTTGCGGTTGAAACTAATGTAATAGTCGGAACAGTCGCTGAAGGCGTAACGCTTTCAATCTCAACTGCCGCACCTGTATTGATATGAATAAACATCCCTGGTGTTAAATACTCAGTCGGGTCATTTCCCGTAGGAGATAATGAACCGCTTGCTGTGCCTAAGTAAACTGTCAAACCAGTTGCCGCTGAACCTATGGTGCAAAGTTTACCTCTACCTGCTCCGTGCATCTGCCTGTTGAAATCAGCAATGATGTCATCTTTTAAAGCATTGATTTCAGTCTGCAAGATAGAAGCTAAAGCTTTAACGCTTCCGCCGGAGGTTGCTTCAATCGCCTGGTCAGTTAATTCCAATGTCCCGAATGAATACTTGATTGAATCATAGGGATTAGAATATGCTGACTTACCGCTTCTTGGTTCTGTGCTTTCTGCAACGCTATATATACCGCTATGCCTTTGAGTACGGGCTGCGATATAGATAGTGTTATTTGCTACCGTAACGCCTGAATTTCTCTTGACTTTATCAAAGAGAAGATTCTGCTTCGGTAGTTGTTCCTGAATAGTGGGTATGATTATCTTTTTTAATACCGCACTAATATTAGAAATAGTCAAACTCATAATTACTCCTTATTTTCTGCCTCAAGAGCTTCTTCAAGCATATCCTGAAGATTATCCCCTGTTGGTTTTTTAGTTAATGGTTTACCGCCTGCGCCTGCCGGATGAGTAGGGATTGCCGCATTACCGCCTTTAGATTTAATATACTTAGCCATTATCCTTTCGTTTCGTCTGGTAACATTATCAAACTCTGCTTTACCAACCGCCTGAATATCAGCAAGGAAATCAGTTTCGGTATTATATTTCTTCGGGTTATTGACAAGATAAGTTAAAACCATTTTACGCCAGTCAGCTTTATCGTCATCGTCATCAAACTTTAATTCTTTAGAAGTATCATCAAGTGCTTTAGTCAATACGACCTCGGCTTGCTTGACTGCTCCTTGTTGTTCAATAGCTTGATTCTTCTGCTCAAACTGACCTAACTTGCCAGAAAGTTCTCTGGTAGTTTTTAACAAATCGTTATTCTGCGCCTTTAATGCCCTTAATGTTTTAGCATAAGGGTCATCTTCAGGCAGGGTTTTTAATACCTCATCAATATCGTCAATCTTTGCTTCTTGTGCTTGTTCTTTCTCATCAAGTATGGCTATAACACGTTGGGCTTTAGTAGGATTAGCCCTAAGATGTTCAATGATATTGGACATTTCCTTAAGGTTTTCCTTTTCAGCCGATAATTCCTGAGTCTTTTTAGTGTAATCTGATTGGAGCATATTCCCTTTTTGAAACTCAAGGATTTGTGATTTCTTGAATTTCAGTGGTTGCCCCTTATCATCTTGACCTAAATCAAACTCAGGGTCATCAGGAGTTACTTTTTGAGTGCTACTGTCCATTGTGGTTGCAGGAGCTTGCTCTGGTTTAACTGCTGGTGTATTTTCGTTCTCTAACTCTTGTTCTAAATTCTCTACTGCCATTTTTATCTCCTTGTTTGCCGACTTCCATAGGATTGGTCGGTATTGGTTTACTTACTTAATTTAATTTCTATATCAAGCCCTTGCTCAATCTTACTCTGTAAAGGGTCATTTCTATCGTGAGGTTTTCTCATTGAAATCCTGTCAACCTTAATAATCAAACCTTGCTCATCTGTGGTAAAAAGCCCTTCAATGATTAACTCCCCATTTTCTCCGCTTACTATCCCCTGTGGCATATCATCAAGAGGGATTAAATAAGTTGAACCTTGTCCGTTCTGTGATGGCGAAGGATTACCTTTTTCTGTGCGAATATTTTTAGCTTCCATTATATCCCCCCTTGTGGTGCTTGTGCCTGTGGCGGTTGTCCTTGTGCTTCGTATCCGCCTGTCATTTGTTGTGTCGCTTGGTTTTCTACCTGCATATATTTTTGATGAATTGAATAATGATTCATAAATATCTTCTGCAACTCTGGAGGAAGTTTCTTAAACTGCTGACCTTTCAGAAAATCCTCAATTACCTTCAAATGCGTGGGATGATAGTCTAACTGCTGAGGAATACTCTCAATGCCTTTTAGCATTTCAGCTATTTCCTGCTTCTGTGCGTTCTCATCAACCGAGATATATATTCCCGCTAAGTCGCCAAATTCCATAAGTTCTAATGCCTTTGACCTGTCTATGTAGCCTTTATCAGCTAACATCATTAAGAACGCTTGCCTGTCTGATTTAGACATTGGAAGCGCAGAACCTAAGCTAATCTTAATCCTTCTATTTCCTTTTACATTCTGCCCGGAGAAGGTATTAACATCAGCTCCTAAGTTCTCCCCTGTTATGGCTAAAATGCGAGGTTCGGCATATTTAGCTTCTACAATGTCCAAGACAGTTTCACAATAAAATTCTAACTGTGCTTCTATCCCCATAAGAATAGGCATAAGTTGAGAATTGTCTAATTCATTTAAGTTCTGAATACTTACTCCTGACTTACCAGCCATACGAGCAGGGGACATATTGGAATCGTGAACACCGGATATATCTTCCATATCCTTGCGTATTCGTATCAATTCCTCAGTTAAGAAAGCCGGAGGCGGTGGAGGAGTTTCAAAATGAGGTTCTCCGAAACCTGGTTCATAATAAATAATCTGCCCTATCTCATCATCATATTTAGTTTCAAGTTTGCATTTCTTTGGGACTTTTAACTTACCGGCAAACCATTTCTTGTAAGCGTAAAGACGAGAGAGTGTATAATTATAATCTTCCTGTTGTGAGATTAACTGCTCAATCATTGCTTGGGGGAAGGTTGACATCAGTAAATCAAGATAATCAAACTCAAAGAGAGGAATCTTCCCTTTATACTCTGGGGGGATAACATCATCTAAGATAACTTTAGACTTAGTGATTATCTGATGCCTACCTTGCGGATATTTAGTTGAAGGTATCTCCCAATAAGAATAAATTTTACAAGCGTTCTCTACTTTAGGTGAATTAGCTGAACCCTCTAAGATATTAAGTAACTCTTGTTCGGGGTCAGTAGTAGACATTTCATCTGCGGTTACCTCAACTCCATATTGGTCTTTGACTACATCAATAGGCAAGACTTCCTGGACTATCTTATAAGTCCCTAACCTGTCCTCAAAGACATCAAAGGGAGTATAGATTTTAGTTTCTACCTCGCCTATCTCACCAGGGATTATTTCTTCATTTAATACCGCCTTAGACATTGTCTTAGGATTAAAGAATGGGCAGAGATAACCCTTACCACAAGACAATAAAGAAGCGAATAGCTTGGCTAAGATACGAAGCATACCGCCCGTTTTAACAGACAAAAGCGGATTAGACTTATTGACTATCTGCCAATGGTCTTCCAAGACTTCCTGCGCTACTCTTGCAGATGATTTATCGGGTTCGCTTGATGTGGTAGGCTCAACTGTGATATTAGCTTTCATCATCAAGAGCCGAGCTAAGAGAGAACGATATAAAGGCAGGATATAGTTTGAGGAACGTTTAGTCTTATTCTTTCTCTCTTCTGATTTTAATTCCCAGAGTATGCGTTCTTCTAAGCCGGTAGAAATCTTTTTACTCTCAGCTAAGAAATGTTGCTTGCCATAAAGAAAAGCTAAGTTTACCAGCCATTGGCGTTCAAAGATATTCCTTGCATTCTGGATTTGCTTCTTCTTATCCAGTATATCGTGGATAGTTGTGTCCTCGCCTGGGATTAAAATTTCCTCATTATCAGCCATTATTTTCTTCCTTTTCTATGATTCTCAATATGAAGACCGCCCAAATCATCATAATCCCTATAATCTACTTTTGGCTTTTCTTTATTTCTCTTAGCGATTTCCTGTTCTTGTAAAAGCATATTCCTTGCCGCTTCCTGGTTAATCCCCATATTTTGCTTTCATTTCTGCATCGTGTTGAGCCTTTTTTCTTTTATATTCTTCTTCATCCCACTCAGCCCAATTGGGCCCGAAAGTTTCTTCCCATCTTTGTTTTTCACTTTTTGCTTTATCACTATCTGGAACTTTTCCTCGTTTCTTTTGGTCATAATTGTAGTTATCATTTGCCAATATGTTCTTCGCCGCTGTACTTATTGCATCCCCCATCAATCCTCCTTTTTAGTCGCCATATTTAATAACTCCCTTTTCTACATTTGCCCTTTCAGCTTTATCTTCTTCGGTTTCTTCCAATGGGATTTCTTCCATAGTTACAGGAGAGATACCTTTTGAGGATAGAAGATTATCTATCAACTTTTTGAGGTATTCGTTCTCTGCTCTTAATCTTTCGCATACTTTACATTTTCCGAACATTTTCACCTCTATATTAAACCTTCTTATTATTTACTTTTAGTATAGCGCGTCCTTAAACTCTTTTTCCCGTGATACATCTTGAAAAAGGTTTAAACTACCTCTTACGGTAATTCTATACTAAAAGAGTATACTTTCAATATCTGCCGATAAGAATTATCACGGTCAGGGCTGTCAGGTTATAGGGCGCTTTATCACGACAGTCAGTCCCCTCTTTTATACTTAGGGCTTGACCACAACTTGAGTTTATGCCCTTCCTAAGTTTGAACATCTATATCATCCTCGCTTCATCTTCCGAAACTTCGTGTGTTTCTTCTTCGGTAGAGTTTACATAATTAAAATGTGCTTTGTCTTTCTCAACCCGCTTACAGAATTCCTCTGCTGAAGTTACAGGTTTAGGAGCTTCGTATTCAGGTGAGTAGATAAATAACCCCCATACCGCCAGAGCTAATGAGATAACACAATCATCAAACTTGCCAACAGGGGCTTGGTATCTATACGCCCTTGAAGGCATCATAATACATTCAAAGTCATTTAATTCCTGGATTAAATCTTCGTGCCTGGGGATTGTGATTAAGCCCTGCTCAATAGCAATTTGTAATTTCTCAATCATATTCTCTTTATTGACAGAGTTAAATTTAATGCCAGGATTATTCTTATCGTCATAATAAACCCTTACCCCTGCACGCTGTAAATCTTCAACAACCGGGTCCCCTACTCCAGTTGAGTCAGGGATTAAGAGGGCATTGTTATATTTCTTAGAGATTGCGGCAAAGCGTTCTTTAGTTAAGTTCCAGGAAGTATTGTTCCATCTCTCAACATAGTCTATATGTTTAGTCTGGCGGTTTATAACCGTAGCTACATTAAAGTCGTGTGTCCTTGCAAAATCTGCGCCTAAGATATAATCAAAGCTTTCTTTAGGTTCTATAAACTCTCCTGCGATTATATTCTCTATGCCTCTAAAGACCTTACCCTCTACCTCTGCTGACCAGTCATTCATTACAAAGCGATTATATATATCCGGCTTTCTGACTTTTAAGACTTCAAGGGTATCTAAGAAATCTTTAGTCAGGTTCTTAGCATTATCAAAAGTAGTTGCTTCAATAAGCGGGAAGTCTTTGCGGTGAGGGCTTGCTTCAGGTGAGTCTTTCCATAATGATTTAATCCAGTTATTACCCGCTACATTAGCCACAATAGAGCCTGTATGCTCTGGTAAACCTAAGCGCTTAAAGTAATCGCTTGGTGTTACCTTGCGCCTTAGACGGCCTTGTAGAATAAAGAATTCCCTGTCAGTAGGTAATTCTTCTCCTTGTTCAAAAAAGTATGCACCAAGGTTAATGTTCTGCAAGTTCTTGCCGGCTCTATTAAGTTCTTCAATATGCCTGAACATTATGGTTGATTTATTGGGTAAGGTGATATTCCTATCTGAGCCTACTGTCATTCCGGTATAGAGTTCAAAGTCTTTAATGGTTGAGTCTTTTAAGTCCACCCATTCCCTTCTAAGGATATAGATTAAGTTATTGGGTATCTCTTGGGCATAAAGTAAAGCTCTTAAAATTAAACATAATGACTTACCCGTTCCCCAACTTGACACCATAGCTGGAAACTTCTCTTTGTTATAGACATAATCAAATTGAAAAGGCGTCAGGATAAAATCAGCCTGTCGGGATTCCTTGGAGTCTGTTGGCATATTCAGTTTGTCTTTCGGGTGGTATAGCGACAAGAATAGGTTGTGTCAAGTCTATCTTTCCAGAATGTTCTAATTGTGAAGGCATATCTTTTGTGATTATCGCTAAAACAACTTTTATCTTATTAGCGTTAGTAAACTTATGGAAATTCTCAAAGACATAATTCCAGGCATTTTCTATTACTTTTGTTTTAACTCTTATATCTGCTATTGGGGCTAAGTTTGACATAGTTTTAGTGAGCCGGTGAGTTAAGAGCTATTGGATAAGTAATATGTTTGTCCCCCTACCGGCTCTATGTATAATATATGGCTATAAAAGTTTATTTGTCAAGGGTTTAGGGGAAAATAGTTTGGAGGGGGATAATTCAGGGGATAAAGCGCAGATTTATTTTCTCTATCAGCGACTTAATATGGGCTAATTTATTCATAGCTTCTTCAATCTCGTTTAGCTTCTTATTATTTTTGTTATAAAGTTTGAATGAAATATATTTATGTTTCTCGTATTCTTTCTTCAATGATTTAGCGGGGATTGTTACTTTTACTTTAGTAAAAACAAATAGTTTAGTCATCAAAATAGATTTGCTAACTGCTCCTCTAAGCGATTTAATCTCCGTTCTTTCTTTACACTCTTTAACCTTAACCCTCGCCAATTTCTATTGTATATCATTTTAATAAACTTGATATATCTTTTTACTTTCTGGCGAAGATGAGGAGTTATTTCAATTTTTCTCCTTACTGTTGAATTAGGACTGTAAAACTTCTTCAAGAAATTCTTTATATCTCGCATAGAACATTTCATTTTACATTCCTTTCTATATTATTCGTTACCCTTTCAAAATTCAACCAGAATATCTGAGAGCAGACAAGAGCTGTAAAAGCCGCCCAGATAAACAAGTAAACTAATATCCCTGTTAAAATTAACCAAACCTGTAAATTTGTATAGTGCATTTTATCCTCCTTTTTAGTAATGATTAAATAATTACTTTTAAGTTTTGTAATGCCACCTTAAATTCTTCAAACATCTCAAAATAACAAAAAGGAATTTCATCTTTAGGTATCTTTGAAAGTTGGATACATAACTGTTTATAAATTTCAGATAATTGTTTTGGAGAATATGCTTTACAACAATGTTCCATAATAGCTTCCCATAAGCGGTCTTCTTCTCCACTATCACGAATAATCTTTATACATTCCTGTTGGCTTTTTTCTAATATAGTAAATTCTGCTCTCACCTAACTTCTCCTTCCTGGCATTATAATCTTGTTTGCAATATGCTGGTTATTCAATCTTTTCCTTTCATTGGCGATTATCTCCCGTTGTTTGGTGATATACTCCATAGCGATTTTCCTTTGTTCCGGGATTATGTTTTCTTCGGCGTTCTTTAAGAATGCTTCTGCGTCATTTAAGAAACCTAACTCGGTAAGCATTACAGCGATATTATTATTAAGCCGGAAGTCAACTTTTCTAATCTTCCAGCCCTTGAACCAGTTTTCTAAAGCAGTGAAGTAAGAACCATTCTTCCTGTCAAGTTGTCCTTTCCATAGCCATACTGCGTGCATATCAGGAAAGTTTAACATATTATATTCAACACAGGCTTCTATGTTCTTATAAGTAGGGATATGGAATTGTAAACGGGTGAGATAGTAAACAAATATTGAAGTAAAGACTACTAACCTTATAGAGTAATCAGGGATTAACATAATCATATTTGCCAATGAATACATTACTCCAATCATAGCCAAATATAAATATCGCTCCCCTATTGCCTGACCCAATGACATAAGATTTAAGAATGGAGCGATAAAGATAAAGAACCAGAATAAACCGAAGACAGTTTGATTATAGTTAAAGAAGTAGTTATAGATTAAGACTAAAAATACTGTTAGCCCTATCCAAAAAAACCTGTCTATTTTTTCCCAGTATTTATTATCTGCTTCCGAAAGCGAATAGGTGTATAAATATTTATGGTAAATCCCTAAACGGATAGGAAACAACGCAAGACAGAAATAGTAACCCAAGGTCTTTAATGCAATGACTGCCTTTATGGGAGAAATCTTATTCCCTATTCCGGCAGTTTCATTTAACCTGTGTTTTAAGGCGTGGCTTTGTGTTGGTGAATATTTCATAAAAATAACCACAACAGGAATTAACCCCACCCACCACCAAGAAGTCTTTAAGAACAAAAAAGGGGCTAAAATTCCGCTTAAAGCCACAAAGGGGGTTAGAAGATAGAACAAGGGACATAGCCACCACGCCAAGAGCATTACAATAGCAGTTAGGGTATATCCTTTTCCAGAGAGCCAGATTGAGCCTTGTGTACCTGCCGGATTTACTGCGAATAAGCAAGCTGTTAAAAAAGAAACCTTATCTTGCCCAAAAGCAAAATAAATCAAAAGACAAACCATGAGATGTAAAATAAGATTGATTAAATGTTCAGGTTGTGAATCAAAGTATTTATAACCCTTGAATTGCCAGTAAAACTTCTGCCATTTATTTTTAGGTTCGTGGCGAGCGACATTCTTGACGTCTTCATCATCAATAACATAACCGCTTCTTAAGGTGGGAAAAAATACTACTAAAACTAATAGAATAATCAATAAAGAATACATTTAACTCCTTTTTTTAATCACAACATACCTCATAAAGCCGAATACTTTAGAGCGTTTTTCAATAAATAAACTTATCCTTTGTAAAACTCCCAATAACCATTTACCGATTAAGGGCATTCTTATCGCAAAACTTCCGAGCAATTCACCAGTAGGCAATATGTTTTCTTCTATGATTTCAAAACCTTCAGGGATTATCTTTCTTAATGATTTCCGTGTATAGTGTTTCTGCTTCCCCAATCCCCATATACCGAATAACCTCGCAATAGGTTCTGTTAAAGTCGTAGTAGTATAAAGATTAGGCACACTTATTATAGCATAACCGCCAAAACAGAGTATCCTATAAAATTGCTCTAAAGCTAATCTATCCTCTTTGAAATGCTCTACCACTCCGAAACTAAAGACTAAATGGCAGGAATTTTCTTTAATGCTTTTAATATCCCTTATATCATCAACCATAAATCTCATTTTCCGATTATTAAACCTTTCTTCCCTTATGAAGATATTTAATCTGCATATCGTATCTTTAGCAATATCCAAACCTATAATCCTTCTACGAGTAACCCAACCTGCGGCTTGCTTTGCACAATAAAATACCCATTGACCTAATCCGCATCCGGCATTAACAATATCAAACCCGCAAAAATCATCAAGATTTCCTTTGAATAAATACCTGTCTAAAATCTTTCTATGCGACTCAAACCAATGACTATGGTAATCAGGATATTCTTCTATTGGTTTATCTTGCCAGTGTTGTTCCCAGATTGAGATTAAGTCATTCATAACCCATATTCCTTATCATCTTCTTTTGTAAATTCATAATTAACCCAAGTCGTAGGGTCATTAGGATTTCTTTGAGGTCTAAAATAATCATCTTCTAATATTTTTGGCTTAAAACTCTTACCGCAACGAGTATATTCTTTTCTTTTGCAATCATCACACAAATATACCGTAGATGTTCCACAAATTTCCTCTATCTTTCGTTCAGGCTGAATATTCATTTCTTTACAAAATTCAGGAAACCTTAAAAAATATGAAGGAGGTCTGCCGTAAGTTCGCATAAATGTCTTAAAGATATGGCATTGTGCTAATTTTCCTGAAGGTTTCTTACATAGTCCACATTTACGAAGTTTTGTCATATTTCCTCTTGTCAACCAAAACCCAACCTCTATCCTCAAATTTATTATACTTTTTGCAAGTCTTACATTTGGGGCTTTTATATAACCTACATTTTAGGCATTTGTCATATTTCTGTTCAGTATTGCTTCCCATAAAAACTGAAAAGCCAGGTTTCTGCCACTGATTACCACCGCCTTTAACTGCCATAGTTCCTCCTGAAAAATATTGTGAATAATTTAATCAACTCTTCTGTTACCAAATATATTTTCACCAATTTCTATTTTTACTTCAGCAATCTCTTCAATTTCCTCCCAAGTGAATAGTTTATGACATTTATAACAAACCAATCCAGAATTGTCTACTGTATCAAGCAAATAAGGAATAGCACCCCCTTTAAGACCGCCTAGAATATATTCTTTAGTATGATTAGGACACCAATCTTTATCATTCGTTAATTCCATTTTTATCTCCTCGTATTGTTTCTAAAAAATATCGTTATCAATTTAATCACCGAGAATAAATTAAAACACCGCCAAAAGTGTGTAGGGCGTAACCAAAATCTTAAAATTGCTCCTTTCCGTATTCCTTCCAATTCTTCTAAAGTCGTGCCTTTGGGGGCATAAGTAATTTTATTAGGTGTGCCAGTAGTAAAATCAAAATCGCTTGGGAGTTCACCTGTAAGCATTAAATATCTCGTGGCTTCTGTTGCCGGTAAAGGCTGAAATGCGGTGAACCCAGCCTCTCGTAAGGGCAAGGATAGGGATAATTTAACAGTTTCTTCCATTTCCTCTTTTGTTTCGGTAGGATAGCCTAGCATAAAATAGCCAGAAGGCTTAAAGCCATAGTTATCCATTAGATTTACTTTTTCCCTGATTAAATCAAGTGTGGTATGTTTTCTCATTAAGTCTAAAATGCGTTGTGAACCACTCTCAATTCCTAAAGGGATATTTTTCTTAAAACCTACTTCCCTCATAGCACAAAGTAATTCGCTGTCTATAATGTCTAATCGCATACCAACACCCATTACAAATTTTGCCTTAAAGTTACGCTTAAATACTTCATTACAGAACTCCATAATGAAATCTTTAGAAGTCCCGAAACCCTCATCTTCAATTATAAAACGCCTGACTTTGTGGAAGTATTTTAAGTTTTCTAACTCATAAAATATATGCCCCATACTCCGTTTTCTTAGATTCTGTCCTGATGTAACTTTGGCGGCGCAGAAAGTACAAGGGAATGGACAACCCCTGGAAAAGAATACCGGCGCACTATCCCTGCCGATATTTAGATACTTGAAATATCTCTGTGGTTGAATTTCAAACCACGCCGGATAACCATAATCTTCTATGTTCTTGGCGAAGTAAGGTTCGTTAATCTTAGGGGCGTTAAAATCTGACTTTAACAAATTAGTAAAAGGCACTTCGCCCTCACCTCGGATAAAGAAATCTGCTTCCGGGAACTCGTCAATTACTCTTTCAGGCAGAGCGGAGATATGCGCCCCGCCTAATACGATTTTACATTTGGGGTATAAGCATCTAATTATCCTTACCATTTGCTTTACATAAGGCACAGAGATTGAAAACACACTTATGCCCACTACATCAGGTTTATAGAAGTGTAAAGACTTAGCGAAGTCATTATAAGTCCTATTCTCAATAAGGCAATCTAAAATAGATACATTCCAATACTTAACCCCTAAGAGCATAAGATTGTATGCGAGGTAACCTAAACCAAGAGGAGGATAGGATTGCCTGCCGAGAGAAGTATCCTTAAAGGGTTGAACTAATAAAATTTTCATTGGCTTTACTTATATCACTTAACATTTTTTTAACATCTTTTAATCTTAAACCACATTCTTTATAAGGGAAATATATTGGATTTTTCCATCCTTTCCTTTTCCATTTTATTTTTTTCTTCATATCTTCCTCGCAATCACCATTTGCCCTTGTGGGATTATCCCAAAATACTTTCTATTCGCCTGATATTTTATCACTTGAAATCCTTTCCTCTTTAGAATATCCTCTAAATTCCATTTGGTAAAATATCGGATATGTGGAGAGGTAGGGTAGAAATATAAATCTATACCTGACATTATAATCATTAAAAGTTTTAACCTTGTGAGCTGAGAAGTAGTGATACACAAATAACCGCCAACTTTTAATAGCCGGTAAAATTCCTCTAAAGTAGTTTCAATATCTAAGATATGTTCTAAAACATCAAGACAAAAGATAGTATCAAAAAATCCCTCACGGAAGGTATAGGAATGCTCCGATAATCCTAAATTAAGATGAGGATGTAAAACCATTGCTTTAGTGATTGCTAAATTAGAAATATCCATACCATAAACTTCTTTGCAGGAACTTCTAATTTTATCTAAGAAATATCCATCGCCTACACCAAAATCTAAGACTACCCCCTCAACGGTTTCGTCAAAAAATTTAATATGATATTTAAAGTTTTCTTCTGTCCATTGTGGGATATGGTCAAATGGATTAATTTTAATGTGCTTGTCCTGCCAATAACGATGGTAGAATTTATCCATTATCCCCAGTCCTCACTTTTATATTCCGACTTATCCGGAAAAAAATGTGTCCAGATTAAAAGTATGATTGCCAAAGGGCATAGATATAATTTATTTATCTGTGCCATTTTTTAGATTTTAATTGGTTTATTTGCCCCTGTTGTTCTTCGGTAATTAACCTTAAACTTTTAATTGCCCCATTTGTAAGAGAGATAAAATTATCCCTATCTTTTCGTAAACTATCTATTGCCCCCCTATTCTCTGCCTCTTGCTTCTCCAACAATCCTCTAATCATTTGAGTTTCCATTAGCAGGCAGAATATAAATATCCACGCTAATACCCATAGAGTTTTATTTGTTTCCATTTAACCTCCTTCTGTGCCACCTCGCCTGAATAATCTTGCGCCTGATAGTGCTCCCATAGCCAAAGTATAGAATGAGAATAAACAGGCCGCCGAGTGCCAGCCAGATTAGGGTATATTTATCAAAGTTAAATTTCAGGACTGAACAGAGAGTAGTGAGGGTCATTTATTTCCCCGTCTTAACTGTTTTAATCTCGAATTTTCTAATTCCATTTCCCAACCTTTGCATCTATTTTTTATAGCAGGAGGGTTTAACGAAACAGTCGTGGAACATTCTTTACAAAAATATGGCTTGTAGCAATCTTCATTACCTTTAAACGGAAAAGATTTTCCGTTTACATAAACTCCCTCTCCTGTTGTTTGCCAAGCTATTCCATTTTTATCTATATATCCACCACCACTCATATATGGTGTCAAATCCTTGTAACATTTATCAGAACAACGTCCTGACTGTTCCAAATTACAACATCCTGCCATTAACAACACTAATACTAAAATCAATTTATTCATCATCGCCTTCCTCCTTTACCATTGGCTACAAAATAAAATCATAAATGTAACAAAGATTATCCAAACCACTATTCCCCAGGCCGGAGAGATTATTCTCTGCCACCATTTAGGACAGAATTGAGGAAGAATTTTATCGCACCAAAAACACTTGCTTGTATTGTGCTGGTTAGGTAATGGGTGCTTACAGGTGCAAGGGGTCATTTAATCAACCCTTCTTTTTCAGACAGAGCCACATCTTGGCGAGGGCGTTGGCACTTCTAAAAACATTTACAGTATCATCCCAATCTAATATACTGTCTGCTTTTTCCGTGTATTCACTTATTTGGTCATTAGTTAACTCCTCCAAAATCTCTGTGGCGAGAGGGGAGGGGTATTTGTTTTTATAATTCTGGGCAAAAGTGTTGTTAATAGCCCAACTTTTATCTGAACATTCTACCCACCAAAACTCTGTTTCTTTCTTCCACCCTGCCTCTTTTAACTGCTTGGCAATCTCAAGTGATACACAGTGTTTTTCCATTATTTAATCTCCTCTTTACTATCTTTTATATTTCTATTCGGATTAGCGTAAATAACTTTTACACGCCCATTTTCTCTTTCTTCTATCTTAATATCTCCGAAGGCATTTACCTCACCGACTATGCCCCATTTAACTTCTTTCATTTCAATTCCTCTATTGTGATACGGACTTTAACAAAACTACTATCAGGTATACCATTCTCATATCTTGGTTGGTTTTCATACAAATTCAAATTGTTTATATTACAATCTATGAGATTTTTTATAAATGTAAAACCTTCAAAACTCTTCTTCCTCAATTTAGCCATATCAGCTCTCCTTAAATTTGACTAATTGCATATCTATCAAATAATTTCTTGGCTTGTTTTTCTCTACCTTGTTTTTTATAGGCGATAAACCTTTTATATTGGTTATCTGCCATTACAAAAGACATCATTCCAAAATAAGCACCGAATTTTCTCATACCCTTTTTCATCATAGAAAAACTCATTACGCCACCACAAATTGCACTACCCATGTCTTCTCCTTTCCTCACCTGCGGGGGGACTTGGCAAGGCGTGTCGCCTGCTGTTTGCCGACCTCGCTTTAATCCGAAGTTGAACCTTGCTTAAGCATTACTATAAGTAATATCACAAGTCCCCTCACAGGATTAGGGTGTTACTGCTTAGGACTCTCTTCTTCTTGTTTCTGCAATAAATAAGCTAAATTAAGATAATGTGTTACTTCTTTATTCCTACAATCTTTAATAACTTCTTGTATCAATTCACTAAGTTTTTCACCCATTTTGTTACCTCCTTGTTAGTTAATTCATAAAATAAATCATTGTGCCATAAACATAATAAGAACACCAGGGAGAGGTCCTTTAGTATCTTACTCTTGTCCAATCACTTTTTTTTGGTCGCCCTCTGCCTTTGTATCGTTTACTTAAAACAAAATAATATTTATTCTTTTCCATTTTCTTTATTTCTGTTCCAATCTTTTTCCTTAAACATCTTCCCACATCCTTTCTTCCCTGTTAGGGAGAGGTTAGTTAGTAAATGCCTTTCTCTAAACTATGCAGAACTAATATGTTTTCTGGATAAGGTTTAATTTCTGTAATCTCAAATTTAGCACCTCTCCATTCCATTGTATCGCCAAGACCAAACCTTATAAGATTATTTTTATTAACTACAATTCCTTTTTCTTTTTCGCCCTCAAATAAACTCGATAAATCTTTATAGATGTTTCCACTATCTGTATTCATCCCTTCACCCCCCTTTAGTTAGTTTGTTGACGGCTACTCGGATTTCTTCTATCTTTTCCTGTATTTGATTTTCAAAAGGGATACCATTATTTTTGAATATTAAAGGCGAAATTTCCTCATTTGCGGGCTTGGGAAATAATCCGCATATCAAACATCTACCTCCTACAAGTTTATCTATTTCTTTACACTCACAATATTTCTGTTCCGGTATGGGCTTGGGTTCATACATAGAGCAATTAGCCCTTCTGTGAGTAGCAGCACAAGGAAATTTACAAGTATCACAAATAGACTTCTGTTCCGGCTGGGCAGGGAAATGGGCTAATTTTCCGTGAATAGGACAATTAGCATTAACTCTTACGAAAAAATTATCATAAGGTTCACAAATACATTTCTTCTCTGCATCCACCCCTCGCGGAATAAGGTGAGAGGAGAGAACTTGGGCTAAATCTTTCTCTCTTTCCTTGGCGAATATAAATCCAGTATCGTGTATTATCTTCTCTATCTCATCCTGCGATAAACAGAGGGCGAGGACTTGGTCTGCTAACTTACGGCAATCACTACAAGGTTTTATATGTTCTCCAGTATGCTCAGATAAACTTATTATCTCTGCTACCTTCTCTCTTATATTTTCCATATTGGGACTCCTTTTGGGTTAAAACTTAACAAAAATTATTTTAAAAACCACTATTAACAATGCCATAAAACAAAGTATTATGAATAAATCTTCTAATCTACCTATAAAAGTATCCCATTTCATCTCTCTCCTCCTTTCATTTAGCTAAAAAGTATTGCAAAGCCATATCCTACGCAAAAAATTAAAATCATAATTTCTATCACAATTCGTAAGATAAACTCTAATGCCCCTAAGGTTAAATTCATTTCTACTCCTTTCTAAATCTTCTCTATCGCCTCAAGCCATAATTGGTTACTAAGATTAAAACCAAAATGCTTCCAATCCATTTCTACAACTAAGTCTTTATATTTTTTCATTTTTTTAATATCGGTAAGTCTTGGCTTATCCTTTGGTCCTGCCTTCCGCAATTCTGATTTGATGGCGGAGAGGGCTTTTAATACATCAGGATTTTCTCCAACTTCAGCATCGTGTTTTAACTCTATCAATATATTTTCTATCGGAGTTATCATCTTTCCTCCTGGGGGTTAGGTAAAACTTTTATTACATCATCAATATCTCTTGCCAAAATATAAGTTAATCCGGCATTCTCTACAAACTTCTGAAATAATATCTGTTCATAAAATTGCCTGCCCTTTTCTGATTTCACTTCAATAAAATATATTTTATCTTTATAAAAAGCGACTATATCAGAGAAGCCCTTAAATACATAAGGGTCAAAACAAAATGCCCTGCCACGCTTGACCCCCATTGTCTTTGTCTTTCCTGCGTATGCTCCTATGGCTCGCAAGTATTTAAGAATTTGCAACTGAATATCTTTTTCAAGATGTGGCATTATCCCTGCTCCTCTCTGTGGGGGTCATTTCTTTAATTCCTCTTGTGTAATTTTGTATAATTCTCTTCCGTCTTTTCCATGCAAACGCCACGAAGTCCCATCAAAACTTGCGACTAATCCTCGTTCCCAAAGTTTCTGGGCAGGTTTTAGATTATATTTATATTCTGCTTTTACAAAAGTTGCTATATAAGCCCAGACCGAAGCCCTGACCGAATTACAGACCGAATCCCAGACCGAAGCCCCGACCGAAGCCCAGACCGAAGCCCCGACCGAATCCCTGACCGAATCCCTGACCGAAGCCCAGACCGAATCCCCGACCGAATCCCAGACCGAAGCCCCGACCGAAGCCCAGACCGAAGCCCAGACCGAAGCCCCGACCGAATCCCACTCTTTTAATAATTTAATATCTGCTTTGGTAATTTTTAGAGTCTGAATATCTTTTAATGGATTTATAACTGGTTTGATTATTAAATTAGGGACAACAGTCTTAAAATCCAATTTATCACAAAAATCTTTTATCTGTTTGGAATCATCTTTTGCCCCTAAATGGTCAATCTCTAAATATTTTGTCCAGACATTGTATTCATATTTATTAAGTAAATCTTCTTTTTCTGCTTTATGCCCATAATAATCAGCGATTGAAGTATGAGAATCTAATTCATAGTTTAGGGTTTTATCTAAAATCTTCTGGCGAATTTCAGCATTAAAATATAATGGCTTGCCATCACCTTGCGAGCATAGACTAAAAAATTTACACATTTGACACCTCCGTTAATTGGTTATATTCCTTCCTCTTCCTCTCTGCTTCATCCTTTGCCATAAAAAGAGCCTCGCCTAATTCATCCTCGGTCAATTCGGATACTGATTTATTAAATCTCTCCTTGCACCAGTCCTCTGTAGAGCCGGAGTAGAATTCTTGGACTAAACAAGAGAGTTCGGTTTTAAGAGAGAGCATTATTTTACCTCTTTTCTAAATACTGCATTATGGCGTGAGCTACCTTAGCTGTTCCGCTATGAGTCATTAAATCTTCCGACTGAAACATATATAATACTTCTTTTATTTCTTCTTCGTTGAATTTTTTATCGTATTCGTTAAATGCTATAATTTCATAATTATCGTGGAGACATCTAAATACCCTATAAATTTCCCATCCCTGTTCAGAAAAAGCATTTAATTCAGGCTCCAAATTAACCGCCGTAAGGTTTATTTTATGGCACCATTTTTTCATTTTTAACTCCTTGTTAATAATTTTAAAAAGTCATTAGCACATATATTGCAAAATTCGTGTTGTGTTGGTAAATAATCTTTATTTAAAGGGTCTGGCGATGCGTCTTTAATCCCCCCATCCGCATTGAGCAATACGGGTGTTGTTAAAGAATTAAATGCTACATCGTAATTACAGTTTCCGTTTACACAGTATAAACTTCTTTTATCATTACTTGTCATATGAGCACCCGCAACAGTTGGAGTTCCACATCTTGGGCATAATGGATATTCTTTATCCATCGCAGGGTCTCTTTTACTTTTTCTATACCTATTCATATTATCCGATATAGTCATAGCTATATTTGACTGATAGGCATACCAAAGTTCCTTATCTTTTTTCAATTGCCTACATAACCATTTTACTGCCAGCTTAGTTATCATCCCTCCTCCTCCAAATACTGAATAATTTTTTCTGCTATTAGCATCCGAGCGGTGCGAGTCATTATCCTGCTTGACCCCCATTTGTCTATAATATCTGCAATTTTTTCCTTCTGTGATACTTCTTTTAAGAAATCATCTTCTGTAAAAGTTTGTGTTTTTAACGATAAGTCTTTGTGTTTATCTCCCGCCTTTAGTTGTTCAAGCCAATTTTTGTAGTCATCCCAATAATCATAATCTGATGTAGGGTTATCCTTTTGTTTATAGGATATATCTACTGGAATGCGAGTTAATTTCATTATCTCATTAACTTTCCATCTAATTTCATCTTGCACGGTTGACCCAATCATAGCTTCTATTTTGAGTATTGCTTCCACTCTTTTATTAAACTCTTTAAGTGTTAAATATCTCATTTCATAATCTCCTTAGTGGCTTGGCAGGACTTGAACCTGCATCATACCCTTTCGGGCACGCTTTATCCATTTTACGCCACAAGCCAACATCTTCTGTCTTTAATTTCTCAAATAATTCTCTCCCAAAAACAAAGTTATAACCTTGATGAATTATTTTGCCATTCTGTTTTATAGCCCATCTGCGTCCAAATCTATTTCGCCGGATCTCTTTAAATTCTAAATTCTTACTCAACTGAATCTCCTTAAATGTTCACAAGTGCATACAGGTTGTCCTTTAAGCGATGGACAATTATCTGCGTGTTCAGTATCCCAATCAGTAAAATACCGTTTTGGGGGTTTTCTAATTATTATTCTCCAGATAGTTTCTATCTTTCCTCGCCAAGACAAATCCATAAGACAAGTCCACATAAATCTAAAAGCAACATCTTCTTCTTCACCGCTAAAAGTAAATATACCTAATTCTTTATTGTATTGACTCACCCCTCATCCTCCATTCCCCCCTATGGGGTTAGAATTTCTTTCCTACAAGTTTGCTTAAATCTACCTTTAACTTTTTATCTTCCGGCTTTTTCTGACTTGCTTGCCATTCAGCTTTTGAAGGCACACGGTAAACTTCTTTTGGCTCTGCGCCCAAGGTCTTTATATGGTTTATCTCCATAACCATTTTTTGGACATCCCTCAAGCCTTGTTTGGTCAATTTCTTGCCGGATACCTTCTCTGTTGCCCATTTTGCCTTCCTGATCCTCTCTTTAAACTCAAACTTAGTCATTAAAAAATATGTGATATGTATTTAGTTCTTTTACAAATTCTTATATTGTATTTAGGTTTTAACCTATCTATCAATCTTTTTTCAATCATTGCCTCTTTGCCATATTCAACTGGATATTTAATTTTGATATAAAAATCCACAAACTTCCCCCACCTTGTAACCCAAAAATTCCCTTCTTTATGAATACGATGTAAATTAAATCTAAAATAAAAGTTATTTGTATGCCCAATATAAACAAGTTCTTCGTTAAGATAAAAAGCATAAACACAAGGATAATCCACCCAAGTCCTTGGTTTTACATCACGCCCCTTTACGGTTTCCCACCTATCGTTATTTATAAGATATTTTTTCATTATAAACCGCCTTTTTTCTTTAAGAACCAGATTGATAAATCTGGCTTTCTTTAAAGATATTTATCTTTAATTTTCTTTAAGAATATCTTTAAAGATATCTTTAAGCCTTTTAAAGCCATTTAAAGTCCTTTAAAGGAGTGTTAAATTTTCCATAAATCATAGTCTTTTATAATACTTACACAAATGCGTTCTTTGCTCACCACCCGAATTTTGATAAATAACAACCTGTGCATATCTTCTAAGGCGTGCCGTATGGTATCTTTAGTAAATCCGGTCTTGGTAGCAATAGCTTGGTAGTTGGTTTCTACCTCAAGTCGGTGGAAACCATAAGTTATCCTTATGAGATAAATCATTATTTTTAACCAAGTTGAGTTATTTATCTTATAAGCTAATGCTTCCAATAGTTCATTGGCTATTCTTGTATGCCCATTTTCACATTGTGGATTAGCCATTATTACTCCTTAAAATAAAGCATCCAGCGGCTGAGAATACCTCATTTGACTCTGGGAGAGACCGCTGGACACAAAAATACCAGCAACTGTTTTTCTGGTCGCTGGTTTTCTTTTTTTTGTTTGACATTTTTATTCTCATTATTTAACTCTCCCAAGTTACCTCATATTACCACGCCACAAAATTCTTGTCAAGGGATTTATTTTTTGATACCACACATATCAGGACAATTATTGCATTTACCAAAATATGTATTTTTATTAAAAACACTTACTAATACTAAAGAATTTAAGAATTTAACCTTTTCAGTTTTTATAACTCCACTTAAAACAAACGGATTATCTTTGCTGGGTCTAAATATAGTATCAATATGTTTATCATATTTAAATAGTTCATTTTGTATTTTTGATAAATTAAATCCATCTTCGTTATTTTTATTAAAATCACACGAAACTATCCTAAGAACTGAATTACATACACTTTTAAGTCGATTAAACTGATTAAGTCTATAACGCAATTCATCATTTTCGTCAAGAGCCGATACTGATGTATTTATACACAACCTCAATTCCTCAACTATTTTTAGCAATTTATCAGGTATTTTTTTCCAATGTTTTGTAACAATGACTATTGGTTTATTAGTCTTTGAAATTGCGGTGCATATTTCAAGAGTGTGTTCCCAACTTTCTGAAGGGTCGCCCATTTCGCCAATCCTAACAAAAGGCATTTCTATATCTTTTATTTGATGGATAATATTATTGGTATGTGTTAAATCACTAAATCCAAAGAAATATAATTGGTCGCTTTTATTATTAAATTCTCTTTTTCTGGTATCTAAGAAATCAAATCCATATCTATCTGCTATTTTTTTAGCATAACAATCACCATAACAACCCCTATTGTTATATGTTCTTCCACCGCTACAACCTTTTACTGTATCAAGGATATAACAACCCCTATTATTTTTATTAAGTGTTATTATTCCCTTGTATTTCTTCATTATAATCTCCCAATTTTTGGATAAAGTTCACCGATTTTTTCAATATCCCCCTTATAAAAAACTAAAATTTTCTGTTCTCTTTTGGGAAATTTTCTATAATTTAAAGTAACTTTTGCTTGTGCAAGACGAGTAAATTCACACTCTAAATAAACAATCTTATTATAAATATGAAGACCCTGATTTCTAAAGAATAGTTCGTGTTCGGCCTCACATCCATAATAAGCACCATATTTATTTCTACTATCACCTGTCATTACAACAAAAAAACAATTATCATTTAATATCTCTATTCCTTTTTTATAACCCATAAATAAAGTATCTCTAAATTGTTCATATGTCGGAATTGAATTTAATTCTCCCTCTGGTGGTTTACCATCATAATCAAGATATTCCTCAACCTTATAATACGGTGGACAACAAAATATTAAATCAAACTTTCCTTTTGGGTTATACTTTGAACTATCACTTTTAATCCATTTGCAGTTTTTGAAGTCTTGACATATAGTATTATTGGCATCGCATTGATTTTTCCTTATTTCACTGGCTATGTATTCATAACCATAACTTCCGGAAACAAAACCAAATTGAACTCCTCCCCCAAACGGATTATAAATTCTTTTCCCTTGCGTTGGCATAAAAAATCTAACAATAACTTCACAAGCAACAGGGTCAAGAACAGAAGCATTACCATTGAAAGAACGCCCTTTTTCATTTTTTATTTCTCCATTTTCGACTGTTTGTGTAGATAACACAACATTAGACATACCACTTGAACCTTGCCAACAACCATCTCTTGAGGCAAATTTTGGATTTTTAACTTTATATTTAATCCCCGCATTTTCTATTTTTTCATTCCATTCCTTCTTCATCTTTAACCAATCTGCTCTTGTTGTTGTCCAAGCATTTGTCATTGTTGCGTGAGCTAATCTTTTCATTCTTACCTGGTCTAATGTTCCATAAACCATATATTCATATCCACTTAAATTCAAATATGTTTTAAACCCTATTTTCTCAAAAACTTTTGGACACTCTAAATCGTGTTTTGTGCTAACGGTCATTATCATAGGATAACCAAAAGTGTTTTGTTCAATAATCTTGACTACCATTTGACTATAAATCTCTTTATCTTTCTTGTCTAAAGACATTGCAGATTGCAAAAGACAAAATTCCCCTACTTCGTGATTTACTTGAAATGTAAAAAATCCAGAGAATTTACCGTCAATTTTTAATATAATTGCTGAATGTATCTGCATATTTTTCCTGGCGGCTCTATAAGCAACCTCATCTTCTATAGCTAATTTCGCAACATCATTTTCATAACCTGAACCAATAACTGAATCAACCTTAATAAATTCAATATTTCTTTTAAAAAATTCTTCCTGTTTAAACATATGATTAACAATTTTCTTTAATTTACTCATTTATCCCCCCGATTAAACATTCTCCTAATGCAAAATGAACGCAAAAGCGAAATACCTGTGTAAATAATTCCCAAATAAATATTCTTTTGCCAAGTTAAAGAAGTAAAACCAAAAAGAGGTAATATCATAAAGTTAGCAATAGAATTAATAGAGAATCCGATTAAGATATTTGTCCAACTTTCAGCCCAAGAGCGTTTAATGGTTTGCATTTTCTATCATTAGATAATAAAACTAACCTGTTGCCCCACCATTTTATAATTTATCTTTTCTTCTGCGTGCAAATTATGTTCTGCGATAATTTCCTCTTGCTCTGAGCGTGAGGGTTCGGGTTCAGTAATCAATGAATATTCCCAGGTATTTGGACATCCGGCTTTCCTGCGCTTGATGATATTGTAACCTTCTGAAGTCAATTCTCTTTTTCTCTGCCCCCAAGACATATGCCCTTCTGTTTTTGGAGGAAATTCTTTTTCAAAATCCTCTACTGAAATCCACGCTTTACTGCGTAACAAGGTCAATACCCTGTGTTTTACTGACATCTTGCCTCCTTGCCCCCTTAAATGGCAAAATAGGGGCATATTTAGCCTACTATGTCCCGCTATTACGAACTGACCAGAACTTGCTCCGTAATAATTTTAACTCAATCCCGATTTGTTTTAGGGAGTGTCCGGCTTTACTCAATGCAATTTCCAAGTCTTTCTTTACAGTTTGCTTAATTAAGATTTCTCTCTGCAAGATTAACTTTTCCTGTTCAATGATGTAGTAGTCTTTAAGAGCTTGAGCAAGGTCTTTTTCTTTAGTGTCAATCAGGTTTGAGATTTCCGCACTGCTTAGATTATCAAGATTATCCATATATCTCCTTATAGTTCAGCTAAAAGTTTCTTATAAATGGCGATAACCGCCTCCGCAGGTGTTCCTGCAAAAGTCCCATTGTTTATTTGAGCAACTACCAAGTCTTTAGCATAAGCCATCAACATAGATTTTTCTTTCATAATGTTATCAACTGGCTTGCTTGCTGCTACAGGTTTAACTTGCGGTTGTGTCTGTGTGGCAGGTCTAGTTTTCGGCAACCAAACTCCTGTTCCGTATTCAGAAGGTTTATACATCCCCGAATCCTTGTCTAACTCGTATTTACAGTTTTTGTCTTTACATTTGTAGTCCGGCCCCCTAGGGTTCTTTTTGTTTGTTGTATTATCAAACATCTCTCCGTTACAAACTGGACAAAGCATTTTACTCCTCCTTTAATTGTTTTTTTAACCGGTAATTGTCAAGGCAGTTCAAGAATATTCTATTACAAATCCCCCACTTAATACGAGGCAGAGGTTGTATCTGGAATGCCTCGTCTTCTGCTCTTGGGATATTTAAGATTTGGATTTCTTTAACTTCATACTTGTTTTCCTCAAGAAGTATCAGGTATCCTCCGGCAACCTGGACAAAATACTCGTCGTAAATCCCCTTGCCTGTCTTAAAATCTAAAAGGGTAAGTTTACCGTCAATCTTAGCGTAACAGTCCATTGTCCCG